GGACAACTAAAGCTACACTCTTATTAGAGCGAATGCCATTCTTATTAATAAGAAAGTACATACCTTTGGAAACGCCAGGTAATTGATCATTTAAGGGAAAATAATCAACCAAACGTGATCCTGGTGGTATGGCTCTTAATTCAATAAAAGCCAAATCATTATTTTCGGTTACAACAATATCTTGCTTTGATATTGTAATATTCCGAAGATTTCGAGAAACATTTGTAGTGACATCATCAAATATCACATCAACAGTTCCCGTCTCACCACGAATCGCATGTTTGTTAAACATCCATATTTGTCCATGAATATTTAACCCAATAGTTGCATTACATTTCTTCTCATTTTCCAACCATCTAAAAAGGAAACATGCAGTATTCTTCTCAATTTTACTACTAAGAATATCTCCTTGAGATGTTTTAGATTGGGAAGAAATATCCATGCCTGTAAGCTTAATTGGATCATGATAATAAAAAGTAGGCTTTTCTACTGTATTAACTTTAGGTACAACACCTTCTGAGGCTTGTTGTTTATATTTCTTTTTAGGAAATATTTTATCAAACAAAACCTTTGAAGAAAGTGCAGCACCAAGTACTCCAATGAAAATTGCCAACTTTTTAAGTGGATATGAACGCACGGAATTATTAATACGGTTCCCTGCCATACGGAATATATATCTGTATGCTTCATTTTCATTCGAAAATAAATATAAAGCTACTTTTATTTTCCATAAAGAACCATATTGCCATTGGAAATAATATGCAATACAAATCCAAATGTATTTACTCGCATATATTATACACAACAATATCAATGCACATGTCATATATTTAAATTTCATATAAAACAACAACATAAAAAGATAAGAACATGGATAAGTAAATGTTTTTAAAATCAAAATGAATTCGTTTTCATATGGTATTTCCACTAATGAGTGTCTAATAACACATGAGTAAAACCAAAATTTGAATAATGTGACATTACGCATAGATTCAATAGGAATCTCATCGATTTGCGGATTGTTTGTTTGATCGACAAACATTTCCACATTTCTAAATGGATCCTCATCATCTTGTTGCGCAAAACACACACAAGCTTTGGTTGTTCTACCACAATCTTTACAAATTGTGATGCCTGACATAACTTTATCAGCATCCATTGCTTTAGATTGTGATAATGCATGTGCCTTGGCAACTTCAATATACCAAGCCAACATGTCATTAATGTCACTAA